TTTGACGATCCGATCATCAACCGCTGCCTGCTCGATATGGGCGGATGGCCGGATATGTGCGCGAAGCCAATGGATGAACTGCCGTTCGTCGAGCGCAATTTCTGTGATCGCTACCGGGCCTACAAGACGCACGGCGGGGCGCCAGGGCATCCGGCTTACCTCGTCGGGCTGTGTGAGGCTGTGAATGCGCAGAAAGGATTTAAGTCCGAGCCGCCGATGCTGGTCGGTGATGCCGAGGCGGCGAAGCGCGTCATGCTGGGCGGTAGCGATATACCTTTGATCCCGGTAACAGCAGGCGAACATGCGGCAACACTACTGCGGCTTGTTTCCGGTCGTGATAGGGATGCGGCATGACCTGTCTAGGCTGCCAGCGCTGCGAAACCGAGCACGTCGTCGCCCTGCGTGATGGCCGTGTCGTCTGCAACGAATGCGACGACTGGCGCCACGAATGCGAGTGCCGGGACGTGGTTGCAAGGTACTACCCGGACGGTGATTCCATCAACGCCCATTTCTCAGAGGTCGAGAAGAAGCGCGGGAAGGATGCCGCCGACAGGCTGCGGGAGGGTTGCCGGCCAATCTGGAAAGAAAGGACGGCCGGTTGATGGCGAGAGCAGGGCGAAAGCCAACCATCGGCCGGCTGGTGCTAATGCAGGCGCAGTTCCATCGCACGGTCGCAGACTTGTCCCGGGCAACCGGGGCAAGTCCGGACACGGTGAGAAAGGTTCTCCGCAGGGCAGCAGATCGCGGGGAGATTGTGGTTAAGCGCTTCGTCCAAGGCAAGAGCGGGCGGGCGATGTGGATCGGGGGCACGAGTTGAAACGACCAACACCAGAGCAATGGCTTGAGGCACGCCAGAAATGGGAGGCAGACCCTACGCTGTCCATGGGTGCCGTGGCGAAGAAGATGGGGGTGTCTGTCGAAGCGGTCAGCAAGGCAGTCAGGCGCCAGGGGTGGGTCAAGGCAACCAGCCTTGATAGCATCAACCGGGCTGCGCAAGTTAAGGCAGATGCGAGTCAAGTTGAGTGGGATGTTGAGGCATCAACCGAGAAAAGACCTCTCCCAGCCAGCATCGAGCAATCAACCGACCTGCGCAGCAAGTTGATAGTTTCGCACCGGGCGGAGTGGCGCAAGCATGCGCAGATGTTCCCACTGGAAAAGATTGCGGAGGACTACAAGAAGCACGGAACGGCAGGAAAGATCAGCGCCGAAATGCTGGCCATCCGGCAAAAGGCAGAGCGCATCGCCTGGGGCATGGACTCCGACCAGGCGACGCCAACAGTGGTGATTGATCGCAGTTACGGGGGCAGGGCATGAATGTCGAAATGATGGCCGTTGATCGGCTGGTGCCGTATGCCAGGAATCCTCGTCAAAATGACAGCGCCGTCGACGCGGTGGCGGCGTCAATCCGTGAATACGGCTTTCGCGTGCCTGTGGTGGTTGACGAATCATTGACCCTGCTGGCGGGCCACACGCGCCTCAAGGCCGCGCACAAGCTCGGGATGAAGGAAATCCCCGTCCACGTAGCCGAAGGGCTGACGGAGGCGCAGAAAAAGGATTTCCGCATCGCGGATAACCGTGTCGGCGAGATTGCAGAATGGGACAACGATTTGCTGGCGCTGGAACTGGAAGACCTGCGCATGGCGGACTACGACCTCGGCACGGATGCGCTGGGGTTCGATGATGGGGAGATTGATTCGCTGCTGGCGGGGTTGGATGCCACGCCGGATGGAGAGACCGACCCGGATGATGTGCCAGAGGTGCAAGCCGAGGCAATCAGCAAGCCGGGGGATGTGTGGGTGCTGGGGCGGCATCGGATCATGTGTGGGGATAGCACAAGCGCCGACCAGGTGCAAGCCTTGCTGGGGGAGGGCATGCCGCATCTTATGGTTACTGACCCGCCGTATGGCGTCGAGTACGACCCGACGCGCACCAGCGACAACCCGCTCAAGGCTGGAAAGGGACTGAACGACGACCGCGCCGACTGGCGCGAGGCATGGGCGCTATTCCCAGGCGATGTGGCTTACGTTTGGCACGCCTCGATGTTCACGCATGTAGTGCTTGATTCGCTAGAGGCGTGCGGATTCGAGCGCCGCGCCATGATCGTTTGGGGAAAGGATAGATTCACGCTCGGTCGCGGACACTACCACTGGCAGCACGAGCCGGCGTGGTACGTCGTCAAAAAAGGCGCCACTAGCCATTGGGCGGGCGACCGCAAGCAGGCGACGCTGTGGAACATTAATGCGCGTGAAGATAGCGGCCACGGCCATGGCACACAAAAGCCGGTCGAGTGCATGAAGCGCCCCATCGAAAACAACAGCGCGCCAGGCGATGGCGTCTATGACCCATTCAGCGGCAGCGGCACCACCATCATCGCCGCCGAGCAAACCGGCCGGCGCTGCTACGCGATGGAACTCTCGCCGCAATACGTCGATGTCGCTGTCCGCCGCTGGCAGCGATTCACTGGCAAGGTCGCCAAGCTTGATGCAACCGGCGAGCCTTTCCCTGCATGAAAATCATCATCCCGCCAATCGACCTGCACGCAGGCCAGCGCCGCATTCTCGACAGCAAGGCGCGGTTCCGTGTCGCCTCCTGCGGCCGGCGCTTCGGTAAGACGATGCTGGCCGTCGAGTGGCTGGCGCTTATGGAGGGCGGGGCCATCAACGGCAATCCGGTGGCGTTCTTCTCGCCGACCTACAAGCTGCTGCTTGATGTGTGGTCGGACATGGAGCGCACGCTCAAGCCGGTTACGTCCAAAGCGAACAAGACCGAGATGCGCATCGAACTGATCACCGGCGGCAAGATTGATTTCTGGACGCTGGAGGACATGGACGCCGGCCGGGGGCGGCGGTATTCGCGCATCGTGCTGGACGAGGCCGCCCATGCCCGTTACCTCAAGGACGCATGGGAGCGGGCCATCGCGCCAACCCTGACGGACTACCGGGGCGAGGCGTGGTTCATCAGCACGCCGAAAGGCATCAATTACTTCCATGAGCTTTTCCAGCGCGGCGCAGACCCGGCATACCCGGACTGGGATTCGTTTCACATGCCGACCACGGTGAATCCTCACATCCCCGCCGACGAGATAGAGGCGAAGCGGCTGGAGCTTCCAGAGCTGGTATTCCGGCAGGAGTATCTGGCCGAGTTCGTTACCTTCGGGGCCGGTGACTTCTTTAAGCGCGAATGGTTCCGCCGCTACGAGACACAGCCCAAGCATCTGCGCATCTACGGGGCTTCAGACTACGCGGTGACGGCGGACGGCGGCGACTACACGGAACATGGGGTGTTCGGCATCTGCCCGGAAGGAAACCTCTACCTTCTTGACTGGTGGAGCGGCCAGACGGCGGCTGATGTGTGGATCGAAATGCAGCTTGACCTGATTGACCGATGGGAGCCACAGGTATGGATCGGAGAAGCTGGCCCGATCCGCCGGTCGGTCGAACCGTTCCTGGTACGTCGTATGAAGGAGCGGCGAAGTCTGTGCCGGCTAGAGTGGCTGGCGTCTTCGCACGACAAGCCGACACGGGCGCGTTCGTTTCAGGCGATGTGTTCGGCTGGCCTGGTGTACTTGCCGCTCAGTGCATCATGGCCTGACCGGCTGATCATGCAGGCGATTTCGTTCCCGGTGGGGGTGAATGATGACATGATCGACACGTGCAGCCTGGTCGGGCGCTACATCCACGAGGCGCGGAACGCCCGCATACCGCCGCCGGAACCGGCGAAGCCAAGGCCCGGAACGGCGGCGCACATGCTGATGCTGACCGACGAACCAGAGCGGGTAAGCCGTTATCGATCAGTCGCGCCGAAATAATTTGGCCCGTTGATCCATCCAGATTAAAACGCACGCATGGACGACGTTTCCCGCATTTTGACAATGCTGGCCGCAACGCGGCCATCTGTTTCATGGGCCGATCTTGCCGAAGGAGATCGGCATGCGACCTTCGAAGCCCATGTTCCTGCCGAATCAGGCGACGACTTTTGGATTTACACGGTAAACGGGCACACGGTCGACGGAGATTGCATTGTTGTCAGGGCGAAGCTCCCAATCCAGGCTGAGACAGTAGCGCAAGAAGGGTTACAGGCATCCTGTGCCGCCGCGAAGACCTATGACGCCGGCACCGGCCTGCATGCAACCGTCGAGATGCGGCCCGCTCATGAGGTGATGCAATGAACGAAGAAACCGAAGGCCAGCGCTCAGACCAGGACAAAGCGTTAGCGTCACGCTGGGGCACGCGCCTGGATCGTGCGATCAAGTCTCAGCGAGATGCAAAGGTCGAAGAAAAGTTCAAGCGCCTGCGGAAGTACGTGCGCGGCAACGTGGAAGACGATGGCAAACCCGGCCTAGTGCGCACGAACATCATCCACAGCAATTTTGCGGCGATCCTGCCGCAGGTTTACGCGAAAAACCCGGAGATTGCGGTATCCCCGTCCGAATCAGCCGACGAAAGAAATTACGGCTGGGTGCGCCAGTTCTGCAAGACGTTACAGGCGGTTCTGAATCGTATATTCATCAATGATGGGCGCCTGAAGAAGCGCGCCAAAGCGGCGATTCGTGCCGCGATGACGGTCGGGGCTGGCTGGGTGAAACTGTCATGGCAAAAAGACATCCGCCGCGATCCGATCATTGAGAACCGCATTGCAGACGCGCAGGACAATCTGCGGCGCATCCGCCAGTTGATCGCGGACATTGAGGATGGCGACGAATCCCGTTGCGAGCTTGAGGCGAAGCAGGGCGAGCTTGAACAACAGATCGCGGCGCTCAATGATCAGGCAGAGGTGATGCTGGCTTCCGGCTTGGTGCTGGACAACGTACTGACCGAAGATATTTTCGTGCTCGACGACACGCTGACGGATTTCGACGGCTATGAACAGGCGGACGCCATCGCGCATCGGGTATGGATGACGGCGGAGCGATACAAGGAATCTTTCGGCAAGGAGCCGCCAGAGAAGGCTGCCCGTTATGGCCAGGACAAGCGAGAGCGCGGGCAGTCGCGCAATGATGCCGATAAGGTGGAGTTGGTCGCCGTATTCGAGGTGTGGGATCGGCAGTCGCAGACGGTCTATACCCTATGTTCAGGCGCTGACGAGTGGGCGCGCGCCCCCTACCGGCCGGAGGTATTCGGTCGGCGCTTCTATCCGTTCTTCGCGCTGGCGTTCAATTTGGTCGATGGCAGCCGCGAGCCGCTGCCGGATGCCGAGTTGTTGATTGAGCTGCAGGATGAGTACAACACGACGCGCACCAACTTCGCCGAGCATCGCCGGGAAAACCTCCCTGTGCGTGTGTTCCGGAAGTCTGGCGACCTGACGGATTCCGACATTCGCGCCCTGGCGAACCGTGCGGCGAATCAGTGGATCGGCATCGAGGGCGATCCGTCCAAGCCGATACAGCAGGATGTCGCAATCCTCCAGAATCCGCCTGTTGATCCCGGCACCTATGACGTGCAGCCGATTTTGCGCGACGCCGAAATGGTCATGGGGGCTGGCGACGCCGCCAAAGGCACGATCAACAAAGCCAAGACCGCGACCGAAGCCGAGATCATGGCGCAGGGGCTGCAATCAAGAGTAGGCGAGCGCCAGGATGTTGTCGAGGACTGGATCGGCGACATGGCGAACATGGCCGCAGAGCTTTGCTTGCAGATGATGAGCCGCGCAGAAGTGGCTGCTATCGCCGGCCAGGATTGCGTCTGGCCGCAATTGACGAAGGATGAGGTTTTCTCGCTGGTGTCGATACAGATTCGCGCCGGTTCGACGGGGAAACCGAACCGCAACCGCGAACGTGAGCAGTGGTCGCAGATGCTCCCGCAGATTCAGCAGGCGGTACAGCAGATCATGCAATTGCGGCAGGCTGGACAGAATGACATGGCCGAGACGGTCATCAAGTTGCTGGAAGAAACGCTGCGCCGGTTCGACGAACGAATCGATATTGAGCAATTCATTCCTCCGCGCCAAGAAGGCGAACAACAAGCGCAGATTCCGCCGGAAATGCAGCAGCAGGCGCAACAGATGCAGCAAGCGCTGGAAGCGGCGCAGGCGCAGATCGAGGAATTGACCAAGGCGGCAGACGCGAACGCTGCAAATATCGCATTGGAGCGCGAAAAATTGGCTTTCGAGCAGGCGAAGGCCGCAGAACAGCTATCTATCGAGCGGGAAAAGGTCGCGGCAGAGCTGCAAGCGGCGCAAATCCGCGAGCAAGTCGTCGCCAATGGTCGTGTCGAGGCTGAAAGGCTCCGCATGGAGGTTGAGCGGGAGAAGATCGCCAGTCAGGAACGGCTGGCCATGATTGCCGAGGCATCAAGAGCGCTTACGGAAATGTCTCAGGCGGCGAACGGGGCGGAAGGCGCGGGGCATGCCGGGGCTGATCGTGGTCTGCTGCTTGAAGCAATCGAGAGTTTGCGCAACGCCATGCAAGAAGTCATTTCCAACCGTGGATCGGATGCCGGGAACATGGCGCAGATGATGACCGAAATGGTCGGAGGGCTGCGGTCGCACCTGACAGCGCCGCGCCGGGTGATACGTGACGAGACTGGGAATGTTGTCGGAGTCGAGGTTGTGCAGTGAGGGCCATTTTCAGGCGCCTGCGCTCGAAAACCTACTGGCTCGGCATCGCCACGCTGCTGCTCGGTGCGCTGGAAAAAGCACAGGAGACGGGCATGGCTCCGCAGTTGCTCGCGCCAGAATGGCGTGCGGAGGTCACGGTGGGCCTTGCTGTGGCGATCTTCGTGCTACGCGAGCTGACGACCGGGAAGGTATCGGACAAATGAACCCGCACGAAGCCCGCTGCATCAATCAGGAGTGCTACCTGCGCCGGGACTGCGCCCTGTTCGTGAAGGCGCGGAAGCCGAACGAGACGCTATTCGCTGGCCGACCGATTGCCGGCGATTGCGACCACTTCAAGGAGCTGCATCCGCAGTGGGGGGACGGGCCGGAGGTGAACGATTGATGATCCCCGCCAGCCTCTTCTCTCCCACTGGAATCATGGCAGCGATCATCGTCGCGCTGTCGATCAGCAACGTCGTTTTCGTCAAGATGTACGGAGCCGCCAATGAGCGATATCACGAATTCAAGGCCCGCGTTGAACTGGCGCAACGTCTCGCAGAGGAACAAACCGAGCTTGAGCGAGTACGGCAGGAGCGCATTCTGGCGGATTACGGGCAGCGCTGGGCTGCTGCTCTTGCTGACCGTCCTGTTGTCCGGGTGCGGGACGCCTCCGGTGGTTGTCTCAGCCCCGTGCCCTCCCTATCCGCAACTGCCCCAGGAACTGCGGGACTACAAACCGGCAGCGGAACGAGCGGGCATCTGGAAATCACCCTCGACCAATGCGAGCGCGTCGCCAACTGGAGCATCGAAGACGCCATCTGGATCGACACCGTGAAACGATTGACCAACGACCTGCATGGAGCCGGTAAATGAACGAAGCCACCATCCTTACCCTCGCGTCGTCGCTCGTGGCGACCCTGTTCGGCCTGCTAATCCTCATCGTCGGCTGGCTCGGCAACAAGTTCTACAACAAGCTCGACGAAATCAGCAAGAACCTATCCGCGATGGCCGGCGAACTGCATAACCGCATCAATGGACTCGACCGCCGCCTGGTCAAGGTCGAGACGCATTGCGACAACTTCCACGGCATGAACGGGAACGGCAAATGAACGAAGAGCGCCGCTTCATCATCGCCTGCCTGACCATCATCGCGGTTGCCGCTTGCCTCATGGTCGGCACCGTTGCCGTGCGCGATGTCTATGTCGCTCAGATCAAGTGCGAGGCCATCAAATGAGCCATATCCTTGTCGGCTTTTCCACCAAGAAAGACGACTGGCTCAGCCTGTTGATCTGCTGGTTCACGCGCTGGAGACACAGTCACGTCGTGCTGGTCAATGCTGAGCAGACGCGCATCGTCGAATCCACCAGCTTTCCATTCCAAGACCCCGAGGACGGCGAGATGAGGGACGGCGTGCGCGAGGTGCCCATCGCTTACCTGCGCAAGAAGGACTTGGTGGAGATCAGAAAGATCGAGCACCCGTCGCCGGAAACAGTGTGGGGGCTTGCCGCGAACATGGCGAAGCGCAAGGTGCGTTACGACCACCGTCGCGTCATCGACTGGCTGTTCCGCATGGGCGACGGGGACGACGAGAAAGTCACCTGCGAGGAGCTGATCTTCGTGTGCGCCGCACGCGCCGGCCATCCGCTGACTCCGGACGGCATGATCTACACCACCCCGCGTGACCTTTACCTGATCTCGAAGGAAGTCTGATGCCCACCTACCGCGTCCTCCGCAAAGCAGACAACGAGACGGTCTATGCCTACACCGCCGATGCGCCGGTCGAGTTCCCGAACCTGCCGTTCGCGGAGTACCAGCACATCGAAGAGGTGAACATCAACCCGGACGGCAGCATCAACGCCGAGAATCAGGGCTGGAGCATCTATGTTGGGCCATTCAAAGATCGCTTGGGTGTTGATGCTCTGGCAATTGGAGCATCTGCACACCCTATATGTGCCGCTGTGCGTGAAATGCTATATGACAGAAAGTATGTAGACCTGAAAGGCGCAAAGGTGGCGTTGTTGCTCGACATGCTCATAGCAACGGGACAGCCAGAGGCAACGCCATATTTTCCAGGGGCGGGTCCGATGACAGCGCAAAAAAAGGCTGTGATCCTCGACACGCCGCCGACCCCCGAAGAACTTTACCGGGGCTGACCGGTGGCCACTGTCTACTCGCTCATCTGTTGGGGAGGTAGCGCCGGACGAAGCGTTACCGTCAGCGATACGACTGATCTCGTCACGCTGACAAACCACGGCCTGCGCAATTCAACCGGCGTGGCCTTCACCTCCGGCACGCTGCCGACCGTGACAGGCACGCCGCTGGCGCTGAACACGATCTATTACGCCAAGTGGATTGCAGCAAACACCTTCGAGCTTTACCGCGAAGCCGCGCTGACCAACAAGATCGACTTCACCAGCACCGGCAGTTCGTTGATTATGAAGTCGGCGTACTACCTCGGCCTGAGCGACAAGAGCCGTTGGACGACGGGCGGGGTTGAGCGGATTTACGAGAGCCTTGCGGCGTGGATTTCCGGTCGCGCCGGTGCGCTGGCGACGGATGAAGAAGTCTGCGAGATCGGCATGGCGTGGACGGATGTTGGCACGGCGACACGTTCAGTCACGGTTCCCTCCGGCCGCAACACGATCACCACGCTGGTCAATGGGGTGCGTTCTGCGGGGTGGCATGGCGGTGATTTTGGTGCAGGTTACATCGCTGCCTACAACGGCGGTTCTTTCAACGGCGTTGCGCTGTCACGCATGGGCGATGTGTGCGACGGGTTCGAGGTTAATCAGACAAACACAGGGTACGCGCCTTCTACCGGCCTACTTCTGGCTACAAACACGGCCGCCAGGAACATGTTGGTGCGATCCTACAGCACTCAAAGCACCAAGGGTGTCGAGAACACAGGATCAGCACCGGAAATTCACAATTCGGTCGTCACAGGTTTCGGAATCGCCTATTCACAGAACGCATACCAGAAATTTTTCAGGTTCTATAACTGCGTTGCCTACGGGAACGGTACAGGGTTCGCGTTCAACAACGCTGGCGGCAGTAATGGCAACAATGCATACGTGTTCAACTGCGTGGCGCTCGGCAACACGACGAACTGGATGGCAGGCGCAACCGACCTGTGGGTCGCCACCAACAATCTCGGCGGCACTGGCGAGGCTTGGGTGAAATCGCCCGGTATCCGGTTCGAGACTACGGCCACAGCCCCATTTAGCTCGGTCTTTGCAGATGCCGCGAATCTGAACCTTGCCCCGGCCTCGGTCACTTCGCCATTGGTGGAAAATGGCACGGACTACTTCGGCAGCATCCTCGCGGACATTGGTGATTACCTGCGCCCGACCTACCCCGGCAGCGCCTACAACACCGCCGTCACCGCAGGATCGTTCGTCGCCGGCCTGAGCTACACCATCGCCAGCGTTGGCACCACGGACTTCACGCTGATTGGCGCAAGCGCGAATACGGTTGGTGTGACATTCAAAGCTACTGGCGCTGGCACCGGAACAGGTACTGCAACACTTAACGCAAAGATCGACATAGGCGCGTATGAATTTGACCTTGGGTATGGAACATGGCCGGCGACCGCGACGATCAGCCTGACCAACATCGTGTCCGGGTCGCGCGTGCTGATCACCAAGGCCAGCGACGGTTCGGTGCTTTACAACGACGTGCCGGGAACGTCCCTATCGCTTTCGACCTCGCACATTGGCGACTTCAACGTGGTGGTGCGCAAGGCGTCGGCCTCGCCGTACTACCGTGAATTCCAAGCCTCCGGCACGACGGTCGCCAGTCAGACGACGACGATCAAATGTTTGCAGCAACTCGATGAGTAAGGAACCACTATGGCTATCGACGCAAGTAAATTCACCATCGACTCGTCAGGCAACATCCGACAGGTCGCCGCGTTCGTTCCCGGCACCGACAGCCGCTATACCACGCTGGAACTGCATGCGTGGCTGCAAGACCTGGCCGACAACTCGGCACCGGCCGGCGATGATCTGGTCAGTATCCTCGGCTCGAACCCGTCGGAACTGGCCGGTAAGCGCAACGCTGCGCGCCCGATGGCCGTCACGCTGTTGCCGACGATCAACATCGACGACGCGACCAGCCAATGGTTCAAGTTCGGCTCCATCGAGCAGAACAGCCTCAACGACCTCTACACCGGCCTCAAGGTGATCGGCTCGCTGGTTGCTTCCAGCCCGATCTACATCACGCAGTCGAACAACAAGCTCACGAAATACTGGCACGACAGCGACGTGAACACGTCGTTTCAGATTCTCGTCAAAGCGAAGGCCGGTGGCACGCTGATCGACTCAGGCAACATCACGGTGTTTTCGCGCAAGTACGGGCAGACGTACAGCCACTTCGACGTGAACC